TTCCTGGTCCACCATTGGCATGCTAAATCTAATTACCAAATTGTCCGGGGCCTGATCAAGGAAGGCTTTCACCCACGCTTCACGTGTGGGCATCCAGTGCTGGATCTCCGGGGTTAGTCTGCACACTTCAAAAATTTTCATAAGGTGCTGCTCGTCCTGTACGTCTCCGGAATCGTGCCATCTAAAATATTTTGATTTCTTTTTGCTTATTTGAGCTGCCATTGCTTTGGCCCAGCCAGGATGCTGTAACGCTTCCAGCCTTCTATATTGCGCTGCTTGCACAATTGGGAAGACGTAGCAACCCTTCAATGCATAACAGCCGCTGCAAGTTGTGTTTTCTTTTTTTGCAAGCTTTGAACCAGTCTTGCATTCTGCTGCAGGTAGACCATACGCCCAACCTGGCATTTTTGACGGCTTACTTAGTGAGCCGGTGATTTGTTTTGCTTCTTTTGTATCCATAAAGTTATCCTTTCTTTTTAGTACTATATAATCCCATAATAAAATTTGTCAAGCTTGTTGACTCGCTGCTCGTTGGCTCGTTGACTGACGGGCCCACCCACCCAAGCTTGTTGACTAACAACTTACAGCGATGCATGGGCCGTTAGCCACTCTGCAACGCTGTAAATTAATTTTGACCAAGTGAGCTACGCGGGGCCGGCGCATGTTTTATTAGCCGTCTCGCAGGTCTAGAAATCCTGTAATGCTCTACACCGTGTTATAGTGTTTAAACTCACAGCATACCACTTGATCTCAGGTCCATCATCCCACTGCCTAGGTTTACCTCCAGTGTGATGGACCAGAGATCAAGGCGGGCGGTTTCAAGTCTCCCATTCACCGCCCGCGATTATATATTAGTTACTTTTTTTCAACTTTCCACCTTGAACTGTAACCTTATCTTCGTCAAATCCTGCTTGTTTAAACATATTCATAATTTGACCTAACATTTTGACTTCACTATGATCGTTCTTTTTACCCGTAAAATGTCTATGCTCTTTAACAGGCACAAACTCCGAGTAATAACTTAAGTATTTAACATCATCGTAAACACCCATAGGTAATGAAGTTTCAGCAACATCAATACTTTCACTTGAAGAAACAAACCATTGTCCCTCTTTAAACAAGTAAATGAATTCAATATGCCATTCTTCACCTTTCATAGCGTTCATATACAACCATTCGTTTTTATATAATCGTGCTTTGTCTAGATCTCTCTTCCAATCACGATGATAAAAACTACATTCATCAATAGTATCCCCGAGATATGAGGCATCGCCATAATTAAATAATTCAATAGCCTTTTCATAACTATTAAAATTATTAATTAGACAATGCCCAACACCATCAGGATAACCATCACTATGAACATAAATAGATTTAACTGAATTATCAGGTAAAACTATGTTGATATGTGATCTTGTACTCATAATGTATTATCCTTTCTTTTTGTTATATAGGAATTTCTAATACAGTTTCAATATTTAGTCAATAACTTTTTTTATTTTTTTTAAAATTTTTTTCTTGACTTAATTAGCTTGACGACTTACGGGCCCACCCACCCCACCAAAATTTTTTTTCAAATTTTTTATTTTTTTATTTGACTTGATTATTTTAAATGATATAAAATCCCATAATGTTAAATCTAAAAGAAAGGATAACAAATGAGTAAAATAAGAATGAACACCGAGTTGAGAAACAAGTTGTTCAATAAAATAAAAAATGTTTTCGAGAATGAAAACACACAAGAGAAAGAGGCATATCTTATGGCAAGAGAAAATGTTGATAATGAATATCAAGAGGCATTTTCACTTGCAAAAGATATTGTTGAAAGGGCATACCCACCAGAAGATGTTAAAGTATTAAGACACTTTAAACAAAAGTATGGAAGTCCTTGTGATGTTGTTGCAAAAGATAAATGTTTTTATTTTGCACATACTGAAAATGTTGATGAGGAAAATGAAAAAACTGAAACTAAATCTCATTTTGATTTTGGATTATATGGCAATCTAAATGGAAGTGAGTATTCAAGTGATGAGGGCAGAAAATTTGCTTATGCTTATTATCGTGATGAGTTAAAGCAAAATAATCTAAATCCTGATATCCTTGCTGAACAAGAGGGTAATCAAGATAACCCCCATAAAACTAAACATCAAGAGGCGAATGACAAATTTTTAGGTAGTCGTTCTGGTTATTATGATGAACAAAGTGGGATTACTAAATCTTTTAATGACCAATACCAATTAGATGTTATTGGAACTTCTCATTGTCGTTCAAGAACTATTGCTTGTACTAAAGATGAGTATGAGAGATTAGAACAATGGCGAGTTGCAAAAGGCAATTTAGTTTCCACTCATCAAACTTGGATTGATACAATCAAAAAACAATGCGAACAATTAAAGATTGGTTTAAAAGCATATAGATATTTAAGTGAGGGTATCGAACTTGCAACCGAACTTGGCATTGAACTTGATGAGGCAGAATTGATTAGAACTAATAGCACAGGGCTAACAATTTATAATCCTAGTAATCTTGCAAGTATGATTAAAGGAATGAAAAACAAATCAATGACTAGAGAGCAAAAGATATTGTTAAGAAAACAATATGAACAAAATCAAGTAAATTAATACTTGACACTATGGGACAATCTATGTTAGATTGTCCCATAACAAAAGAAAGGATAACTTATGAAACTAGAAAACAATGATAAATTTGTGATTTCTTACTTTGCTGAAAAACACAAAAAAACAATTTTCAGAAAAGCAAAATGGAATGACAAGTGTAAAGAATGGATATCAAAACAAGGCGAAAGATTAATGACTTATTTTGATATAGACGCAAATGGATATAGAACTGCAAAAGGTAAATATACAATCATAGCAACAGGGGGTAGTGATGACACAATTAACTAATGAGCATTTTGAACTTCACGACAGGAATAAAGCAAAAGCTTATGAAGAACAAAAACAAATGAGGAATGAAGTTAAAAGTTTTGTGGAAAGTTGTTCAGTTTTACACTTACAGGAACTTTATTCAGAAATAAAAAGATTTAAACGAATGATGAAAAATAAGGGGGAATAATGGAAGTGTTAATAATAAAACTTATATTTTTATTTTTAATGTGCACAGTTGTTTATATTGGTTTATTTATGGCGACAGGCACAAATGACTATATTGAATATAGAAATAAAATTTATAGAGAACAATTAGAAAGGGAAAAAAATGAGCGACTTTAATTGGTGCCACGGACCAAGTTGTCATACTAATCACACACTTGACAGGGTGCGAGGTAGTAAAGGCAATAAGGTTTTAAGAACTAGAAAGATAACTTTAAATCAATACAATGTCCAGAATGGTTGGCAGTATTTCTGTAGTCAAGGTTGTTGGAATGATTTTTTCCATAAGTACGCAAGCCAATGCATTAACATTGCACCAAGACAAGAGCCACTCGAAACACCAATCGAGGACCCTGAAAAAACTAAACACACAACTAGTTGGGGACATACTTATTATGATACTAGGATAAGAGAAAGAGAGGTGCGACAAGATTAACCAATATAATAATTGACAGATTATCCCATATTTGATAGTCTGTTTTTGGTTAAGGTGCCCAAAACTTTAATTCGACGGAATTAAAACGAACGCACGTATAGATATGGACTGGGACGTGACTTAACCATTTGGCTCCTGGGGTATGAGCCCTGATAATAACTACCCCTTAAAAAAGAAAGGATAACAATGAAAACAAAACAAACAATAGAGTACAATGGTAAAACAATTAAATTACCATTTGAAATATACCCAGACTTCTTAGACACAAAAGAAGTTGATGTGGCTAATCATTTTAGTGGAGAGAAAACAACACTTCCTACATTTGCTAAAGCTGTTAGAGATGCTGTGTTAGGTGCTGAGTTATTAGGCGACTATCCTAAAGTAAGAAAAGGAATTGATTGGTTTCAAAAACATTTTGTAAAAGAATATTTTGTATTATTAGACTAACTTAAATTGTGTGGGATAATCTTTCTTAGATTATCCCATGCAGAAACTGCATAGCTCGACGACTAACGGGCCCACCCTCCCTATACCATAGAGGTACCAGACCAATCTCAAAAATGCTTGTTTGCTAACGGGCCCACCCTCCCTAAACAGAAAAGGGATCCTAATAATTTAGACTTTAGTACTGGATTTACACATAGATATGGTCTAAAATGGTAATGAGGTTCCATGGAGTTTAATAATATTGATTTAGAAAAATTACCGCCTGACGCGAAGAAAGAATTCATGAAGTATGCTATTAAGTTAGCAGAAAAGAAAAAGGGGTCCCAGATCCATTCTGATTTCTTAAGCTTTGTTAAGCACGTATGGCCTGAATTTGTTGAAGGACAGCATCACAAAGTCATTGCTGAAAAATTTAATAAATTAGCAACTGGAGAGATAAACCGATTAATCATTAACATGCCACCGCGGCACACGAAGAGTGAATTTAGTTCCTATCTACTTCCAGCGTGGATGATTGGTCGTAATCCAAAATTAAAAATAATTCAAACCACGCACACCGCTGAGTTAGCCGTGAGGTTTGGTCGTAAGGCTAAGACACTCATGGATGACAAAGCATACAAAGAAGTTTTTGAAACGCGGCTAAGAGAA